CGAAACTTTAAGATTCTGGAATCAACGTGGTAAAAGACCAGGTTCTTGTGCTGTTTACATCGAACCATGGCATAAAGATATTTTTGATGTGTTAGATATTAGAAAGAAAACAGGTGATGAAACACTTAGAGCACGTGACCTATTTTCAGCTCTTTGGATTTCAAATAATTTTATGAGAGCGGTTGAGTCTAACGGTGATTGGTATTTATTTTGCCCACACGAGATAAAAGAAGCTGGTTTAAAGCCACTTTATGAGATTTATGGTGAGGAATTCGAAACAGAGTATAATAAGGCCGTAGAAATGGGTTTAGGTACTAAAATCAAAGCACATGATTTGTGGTTGAAGATATTAGAAGCACAAATTGAAACTGGTATGCCTTATATGTGTTTCAAAGACCATGCTAATGAAAAATCAAACCAAAAAAATATGGGTGTTATTCACTCAAGTAATTTATGTTCTGAAATCATGGAAGTTACAGATGCCAACACAACAGCTATTTGTACACTTACTAGTATCCCAGTACAAAAATTTGTTGAGGATGGAAAATACAACTATGATGAATTGGGTAGAGTTGCACGTTCGGTAACCAAATCACTAAACATTGCTGTTGAGGTTAACGAATATTCAACACCAGAAGGTAGAAAAGGTGGTTTAGAACAAAGAGCTTTGGGTATTGGTATTCAAGGGTTAGCTGATGTGTTTGCAATGATGAAACTACCATTTACATCACAAGAAGCTAGAACCATCAACAAAAATATTTTTGAAACCATTTACTATAACGCATTAAGACAATCATGTGATTTAGCTAAAGAATCTGGTTTGACTTATGATGGTTATGAAGGTTCACCAATTTCACAAGGAATTTTCCAATGGGAAATGTGGGGTCTTAAAGAAGATGAATTATCTGGAATGTATGATTGGAGACAATTACGCAAAGATATCAAAAAATACGGTGTTAGAAACTCTTTGGTTACTACATGTCCACCAACAGCAAGTTCTGCCCGTGTAATTGGTTCTAACGAAGCGTTTGAACCTTTCACGTCAAACTTGTATGTTCGTAGAGTAACTGGTGGTGAATTTGCGATGGTAAATAAACACTTGGTAAAAGATTTAGAAAATTTAGGTCTTTGGAATAGAGAGATATTAAACGAGTTGATTAAAAACGAAGGTAGTATCCAAAACATTCCAGTAATTACCCAAGAGTTAAAAGAAATTTACAAAACAGTTTGGGAACTTTCTCAAAAATCATTGATTGAGATGTCGGCTGAACGTGGTCCGTTTATTGACCAATCACAAAGTCTTAACATTTTCTTCCAAACACCAACTGTTGGTAAATTAACAACTTCACATACACTAGCTTGGAAGTTAGGTCTTAAAACTGGTCAGTATTATTTGAGAAGTCAACCAGTAGAGATGAAAGCTAAACACTTGGCAATAGATGTTTCAAAAGAAAAACAAGTTGAACGTCCAACTGAAAGTCAATTTGAGTGTGTAGGTTGTTCTACCTAAAAATAAATACTATATAATTAAAGGGTCCAATTGGACCCTTTTTTTATTTCCCATATTTACTTATAAAAATTATTTCTTATCATATTTATCAAATAAACACAATTATGGCAAATGGTAAATACATAAACATTAATTATCCCAAATTAATAATATATGGTTTGGTTTCTGAGATTGAACCAGATAATATAAGATATGTTGGCGTAACAAGACGAAATCCATTGTATAGATTAAGTAACCATATTTACGAAGCTAAAAAATTTAGTGATAAAAATAATAGAACAAAATGGATTTCATCAGTTAATTACAAAATAAAGCAAATTATTTTAGATGAAATCGATGATGATAATGATATTATTTTTTGGGAAAAATATTGGATTAACCAAATTAAAGTATGGGGTTTTAACCTAGTAAATTCAAATAATGGAGGTGGTGGTTTAAATAAAAGAGATGAGTCTTTTTCAATATGGTTATCTAATAGAAATAAAGGTAATAAATATAATCTAGGTAAAACTCATTCGGACGATTCGAAATTAAAAATGAGTATTAAAAAAATTGGTAAAACTTCACCTAGAAAAGGATGTGTTGTTAGTGAAGAAACTAAATTAAAACAATCTTTGGCTAAAATAGGTAAAAAAGGTAATGCTACTGGTTTTAAACACACTGAAGAAACTAAAAACAAAAAAAAGAAAAAAGTAGTGGTAATTAATAATGATAAAGTTGTTATGGAATTTAATTCAGTTTCTGAGACAGCTAATTATTTTAATGTTAATATTCCTACGATTTCAAAAAGAATGAATAAAAATAAAGAATATAAAGGTTTTATATTCAAAACTAAAATAGAAAACAATGGCTAATGGTCGCTTTATAAATATAAACTATCCCTTCAAGGATAGTCAAAAAGGTTTTTTCTTGGACTTAAATGATGAAGATAATCAAGCAATAAAAGCCGACCTTCTTCACTTAATCTTAACTAGACGAGGACAAAGACTTTACAAACCAGATTTTGGTACAGATTTACTTAAATTCATCTTTGAACCAGAAGATGGTATGACTTTGAATGGAATCAAAGAAGAAATAGTAAATGTTGTAAAAGCTTATTTACCGCAACTTCAAATTGACGAATTTTCTGTTGAAGAATCAGATGAAGACATTTATGCGGCAGTTGTAACAATAAAATATACGGTGACTGACGCAGTTTTCAGTTCATCAGACGTGGTAGTAATTAAAATTTAACAAATATGGCAAATCAAGGTATAAATTATACGGCTAGAAATTTCGCAGACATACGTGCTGAATTAATAAATATGGTAAGACAATATTACCCAGATATCTTTAATGATTTTAATGATGCAAGTGTGGGTATGATGTTATTAGAACTTAATGCGGCTGTTGGTGATATGCTTTCGGTAAACACCGATAGAATGTTTCAAGAAACACAAATCGATTATGCTCAAGAAAGAAAATCCGTGTTATCAATGGCCAGAACATTTGGTCTTAAAATCCCAGGAAAACGTCCAAGTGTAACTATTGTGGATTTTAGTGTTAATCTACCAGTATTAGGTGACACATTTGATGTGTCTTATGCGCCAATTATTAGAGGTGGTTCACAGGTTTCTGGTGGTGGTAAAGTTTTTGAAACCATGGATGATATTGATTTCTCAAGCCCTTTCACTATTGGTGGTATTCCTAATAGAATTGTATTACCTAATTTTAACGCTAATGGTACCTTGACTAATTATACAATAGTAAAAAGAGAAATGGTTGTTAATGGATATACAAGAACTTTGAAAAGAATTATCACACAAGCTGATGTTAAACCATTTTTAGAAATTGTATTACCAGAAGACAACGTATTATCTATAGAGTCAGTAATCACATTACCAGGAACAAACTACGTAGCTGAACCTAGTTTGGATGATTTCTTAAATTTAGATAATCGTTGGTTTGAAATGGATGCTTTGGCTGAAAATAAAGTTTTTATTGAGGACAATAGTCGAATTAGTGATAACGCTGGTGTACGTCCAGGGAAATGGATTTCTACCAATAAAAAGTTTATTAGAGAATACACAGACCTAGGGTTTACAAAAATGATTTTTGGTGCTGGTACGCAAGACACCAGTAGTCTTTGTGATTTTGATTCTAACCCAGCTTTGGTTAACCAAATAGGTAACTTCATCAACAATATGTCGTTAGGTACAATACCTTCGGCTAACACAACAATGTTTATCAAATATCGTATTGGTGGAGGTGCGGATACAAATTTAGGTCCTAATGTTATCAAAACGTTGGGTATTGTAAATATGTCAGTAAATGGTAATGATTCAACCATGAATAAAGCGGTTAGAGATTCATTGAAAGTAAATAATGCTTTCCCAGCTTTGGGTGGTAAAGACATGCCTAGTGTTGATGAAATTAGAAATATGGTTCGTTACAATTTTGCATCTCAAAACAGAGCTGTAACAATCAAAGATTATCAAACTAGAATTGCTCAAATGCCTGGAAAATATGGGGTTCCATTTAGATGTGGTGTGTTTGAGGAGCAAAACAAAATAAAAGTTTATGTTTTAGGGTTGGATGCTGACGGTAAATTAAGTAACAACTCAACCAGTACAATTAGGGAAAACATAGCA